TTAATCCAATCAGGATAATAAACAGTTCCTTGATTAACCAATGTGTTTGTAGATCCACCTAGACTGTTGGTAGTAGTTTGATTTGCAGATCCACCAGTAGAAGTCGAAGTAGAAGTAGAAGTAGAAGTAGAAGTAGAAGAACCACCAGTCAAATTATTAGTATTATTGTTTCGATTGTTATTCCTGCTGATATTAGTGTTGGTGTTATTATTTGTATTATTGTTTCGATTGTTATTCCTGCTGATATTAGTGTTGGTGTTATTATTTGTATTAGTACTTGTATTAGTGACTTGATTTCTACCATTATCCCGATTCCTATCATCATCAGCATATGCGGGAAGCAGAGTGCCGACAATCATTAGAGTCACAATAGTAGGACCAAAAAGTTTCATGGTTTAAAAAAGACTTTAAATTTACTGTGCTATCATAGCATACTAAAATCGTTTGTCAACCCCATTAATCAACAATAATATTCACTAATCTTATCCAAGACTCGATTAAGATACTTGTGAGCGAGTGCCTTTGAGTCAGAAGTCCAAGATGCATTTTCTTTATATAACTCATTCTTCAACTTTAAAACTTCTGTATTAATAATATCTTTTGTAAGTTGACCGCGTGGCATATATTAAAAAACTCCGCCTCTTATTTAGAAGACAGAGTAGATATATTTACTTTTCAACATAAACTGGTTGAAGTTTTCCTCCACCCAGGAAATTTCCCAGACATTTACCATGGAGTGCTATCCCAAGCGATCCTTTCCCAAGTATCAGTATCCACACAAACATAAAGATATGAAGAATCTTGTGCAATTTGACCTGGAGTTCCAGTATCAGACGAAGAAGAAGGGACAGGAGAAAATACAATTTCATCTCCACCCTTACCGATAGGAATAATAGTAGTCCCTTCACGAAGATAAATGATTCTATCAGCAGAATTTACTGCCATTTCTCCGTCGTCCAGATTACTTATGGTTGGTATAGAAGAACTAATATTAGATCTTTTAGGTTTAAATATATTTGCCATTATTAAAAATCAAATAAATTTATTATTTTATTCAAGAATATCAGTTGTAGTCAATAACTGTTTCAGATTTTTGTTCTGTGATTTTACCTGACTTAGTATTTTTTGCTAAACTAAGTTTTTTATTTTCTGCTTCTAATTCTTGAATTTTTGCTTTTAGTTTTGCTATGTATCCAGCAGAGGCGTTAAATTTTGCCTCTGCTGTTATTACTTGATTTAATAATTCTGTAGTTTTAGACTGATATGCTTTAATAATATCAGTGTAATCAAGATTAATCTCATCCATTAACTATAAGTTCCTCCATCAAAAATCAGATTCACTGCTTCTTTAGAACTATTTATTACTTCATCTCCAGCGGTTGTTCCACCAACATAAAGACCGGCGGCAACGAGAGGAGCATAAGAAGTAATGCTAATTTGTGGGTCTGCAGTTCCAGTATCAGCAGCTTCAGAAATAACGGAAGCAATACCAACAAACTGATTATTTAACCAAACAATCGCAGACTTCTTAGCACTATCAGTGTAATAATTGAAAGCAACGCCAGAATCCCAAGTAGTAGCAGAACTTGGAGCAGAACCATTAGTTAGACCGAGTTCAATTAATCTATCTTCTACCTTGATTGTTTGAGTCTCAAAACTTACAGCAGTTCCAACAACTCTGAGATTTCCATTTACTGTCAGGTCGTTTCCAATCGTAACATTGTCAGGGAGACCAATAGTTACAGTTCCGTTTGTACGGGAAACTTCTACCTCATTGGTAGTTCCACTAACAGTAAGAACAGCACCATTCGCACTATCAGCAAGAGTTACATTGCCAGATGCTACAGTGAAATCCCCAGAATCAAATGAAGCGACACCTTTATTGGTATCACTTGCATCTTCACCAGCAACAGTAATAGTTGTTCCGGCATGAGTAACATTCATACCTTCACCACCAAGAATGGAATAGGTATGATTGGATGGAGTTAGTTCGCCAGAATCAGTTGTTACGGAATGTACAAAAGTAGAACCAAGAGCAACTGCACCAGAAGTAACAACAAAATCTCCTAGGTCGAATGAAGCAACACCCTTATTTGATGAGGTGGCATCTTCAGCAGAAATAGTAATTACATTATCAGTTACTGAGGTGTCAATACCTTCACCACCAGTAAATGTCAGAGTATCATCAAGAAGAGAAACAGTGTCAATACCAACATCACCAGCAACACCTAAAGATGCGACTGCATCAATAAAAGAAAGATTTCCAGATCCATCAGTTGCAAGAACCTGCGATGCACTGCCATCTGTTGATGGAAGAGTTAAGATAAGATCTGATGCAAGAGAAGCAGGTGCAATAAGTCTTACCTTATTTGATCCATTATCTGCATCTTCATAGAGATTGACAGCACCAGCAGTTGATGCTGTCGCTCTAGTCAAAATTTGAAGTGATGCTAAAAATGTTTCGGCATTAGCAATTGAAGTACCTGCTCCAGTACCAGTTGCTCCACTATTACCAACATATAATGCCTTATCTGAAAGATCAAATATTGGTTCTCCTTCATAAAAAATACTACCTGGAGAATCAGAACCTCTTCTTAGTTGTAGTCTATTTGCCATTTTTATATAATAAATTGACGGTAATTTTATTTATCAATTATAAGTTCCATAATCATCAACGAATGGTTCTGGGTTAAAGTCTGCGTTAATTCCAAAATAATTTCTAGGATCTATAAAAACAAATTTATCATTTGATTGATCATACATCATCAAATAACCATCATTTAAATTAGTTATATCTACATCAAATAAATTTTTAACTGTTGCTTCAAATTCACCACCTTCTCCAATAACAGGAGAAAATTCAAACTTACGAATGGAATGATTATACTTTAAATATTTTCCATCATAAGCACTCGCATTAGTTGCTATACCAACAACATCATCCAGATATTTCAATTGCGTTTCACCACCACCACCAATAGTAGATAATTGCTGTTGGATTCGACTAATGAAAAGTTTATAATGCTCCTGTAATTCTTTAAAAGTTACAAATTGTTGTGTTAAAGGTGTTAATGGGTCTTCATTTTCTACTTCTGGAGGTTCTGCTGTAGATTCTTCCAGAACTTGTTTTTGAGAGTCATTAAAATATTCAAATATTTCTTCAAGACATTTTATCTTCTCATTGAGAGCGGCATTCTTTTCATCAAATTCTCTGTAGAAATTATCAAGTTTATCAGTATACTTTTTTGTATCCGGTATTTTTATAGATGATACTTTTTTGGATAATGTTTCTATATCTTCTTTTAGTTGATATATTTCTTCATCATAGTATTTAATTTCTGGAATAACCTGAGGTTCTGGAATCAATTTCTTAATTGACTCTAGTTTTTCCTCAAATAATTCAAACTCTTCTTCATAATATTTCGGTTCTGGCAATTCTTTGATTGTTAATTTTATTTCCGACAAATTAACTAAAAGTTTTTCAATATCATCATCATAATATTTAACTTCAGGTAGATCAGGAAGATTGTTTATCGTAGTCTTTAATTCTTCTATTTTATTTTCAATATTGATTATTTCTTCATCATAATATTTCACTTCCGGTACTGTTGGAATAGAAATTCTAACATCATTTATTTTTTCTTCAAGATAAACTATATCTTCATCATAGTATTTTATTTCAGGAATAGTTGGAATTGATTCCTTTATTTCTACTAATTTTTCTTCTATAGAATTTATCTGATAATCATAATATTTTACCTCAGGAAATTCTTCAACTTGAGACTTAACCTTTTCTACACTCTCAAGCAAATCATTTAACTCATCATCATAATATTTAATTTCAGGGATAATAGGAATTGACTCCTTTACATTGTAGATAATTTCTTTTAAATTTTGTAACTGTTCATCATATAATATTGGTTCTGGTACTTCTGGTATTTCGGATCTAACCTTTTCAATATCTCTTTTGAGAATTTTTATATTCTCATATAAATCACTTGGATCAAAATCTTCACTGGAAGAAATTTCATCTTCTAATGTCTTAACGCAATTTTTCAAAAATTTTATTTCTTTGTTATATTTTTTCGTATTCTCTATATTTTTTTTTAAAAAATCGATATCTTCGCAAAGACTAATTAAAGATAATTCAACATTATTTTTTTCTTCTTTTTCATATTCAATTTCTTCTTGTATATTATTTTTTTCTTCAATTTCGGAAATAACTTCTTCATTTTTGATGCTATCATCACCAAAAAAAGTTTTTGGGGCAGCAAGTTTTTTAGAAAGTTTTTTTTTTATTTCAAAATCTTCTTCCACCTTTTTTTGATGCTCCAATTTTTCAAGAAACTGGAGTTCTCTATCTTCAAATAATTTTTTTGGAGACTTTAATTCTTTATCCATTAATATAATAAAAATACACACTAAATGCGTTGAAAATATTTATATTAGTGAAATTACCTATCTGGCATACTCATCAATCTTATCCAAAAGCAGATTCAAATAGCGATGAGCCATTCCTTTTGAATCTGATGTCCGAGTCGTATCCTGATCTAACCGATGCTTATAAGTTAACAATATTAACTTCATTTCTTCTTTCGTCAAACTTCCTCTAGGCATATACAAAAAAACTCTGCCTTTATTTAGAAGACAGAGTAATGATTTTATTTTGGGGGACGAGCAATATAAGTTTTTATACACTCTCCTTTTTTCTACCTTTAACCATAGTCCTGGTGTTTTACCAAATTCCTGGTACTACTTGACCAGTTACAAGATAAGCACCAACAGCAGCTACAAATCCAAGCATTGCCAGACGACCATTTAGACGTTCAGCGAATTCAGTAAATCCAAAGTTTTTCATTTTAGTTTCTCCTTAGTAAGTTTCAGAAAGTTTGTTGACGGAATGTGCAAGAAGCACAAAGAAAGTAATGCTTGTAAGTGTGAAAATTACTTCAATCATCAGAAGATACCGAAGAAGAACTTACCAGTTGCTGCATAAGAAACAAATCCTGCAATAATTCCCATCATTGCCCAGCGTCCATTGTAAGTCTCTTTAATTTCGTTAGGGGAATACATACCGTAGTTTTCATAATACATCGCGGGTTCTTTAGCAAACATATTTTGCTGTCCACGCTCATTAGTAGTGACTGTCATTATCAGTGTTAAGAACTGTTACAGAATTATATAGGAAATATTGAGAAAGGTCAAGAGGTTTTGTTTGAATTCCACAATAATAAGTATAGATGCTTATCACTTACCTTCAAACCCTGGAGGAATACGTCCGAAATATGGATCATAATCGAATAAAGCATTCCAATCTGAAATGTCTGCAGCCTGACTTTTCCAAAAATTCCATAAAGACTCATAACTACTGCGATGATAAACATCCACATGAATATTATGAATATCAGAACCTAATTCGATTTTATATAAAAACAATGGAATAGCAAAAGTATTACCAGAATTATAAATTAAATCATCTGCAACTGCCCTAGGTTTTACTCCCTGATCTAATTTATACTTATTTTCACGACAATGTAAGTTAATGAGTTTTTGTGCGTGGTGACGAGTTATCATATAACATGCTGTAGAAAAATCATTTATAAACCGTCGATGCATTTGTAAATAAACTTGTGCGGGATTAATAATAGCAAGTTGAACTACATCATAGTCATAAGGAACTTTTGCATAAAAGTCTTTCCAAGTAAATCCCCAATAGGAAACAGTACTAATATCACAATCATCTTCCATAATAATAGCACAAGGACTATCAGAAGTTTCTAACCAATACTTCAATGCCTTTAAGTGTGAAGTAACACAACCAACTTCACCAGAAGTCATGTTATCCGGATACCGCCCCTTAATGATGTCACTCAAATCATCTTCTCTACCATCATACGCAGAGATACGTTCATAATTTTCAATTTCCCAATATTTGAATTGGTCTTCCATAGATTTTGCTCTCTCTGGCTTATCATCCAAATTAATATAATAAATGGGAGGAAGATTTTTTAGTTTGTATATTGCTTTATTTTTATCCATTATGAGAATTAAGTTGCTCTAAAATCCAATTTTCAAGTTTCATCGTTGGTTCCCAACCAAAAATCTTGCGAAGTTTTTGATTATTGGCAAGACTAACTCTTGCCTCACCGGGACGAGGAGGAATATTTACAGTATGATTAGAAATCATTCTTGCAATTTGATTAACAGAATAATTTGTTCCTGTGCCAACATTATATACTTGACCAAAGAATTCACTATCAATTTCTTTTGTTGCTGCAAGAATATTTGCTTGGCAAACATCACCAACATAAGTAAAATCTCTACGTTGGTTTCCATCCCCAACGATTGTTAAAGGTTCACCATCTCTCATCTGACGTAGAAAAATACCAATTACAGGAGCATATTGACCTTTAAGAGGTTGACGCTCACCATAAACATTAAAGTATCTAAAAGAAATTGTAGGAAGTCCATAAAGACTTGTATACATTTTACAAAGTTTTTCACCATTAACTTTTGATACTGAATATGGATTTAAACAATCATCAATTTGTGTTTCAATATTGGGGGGTTCATTCATTCCATACCCAGATGAAGTTGAAGAATACATCACACGCTTTACACCAGCCTCACGAGCACACTGTAATACCGTACAAGTTCCAACCGAGTTAATACTAACTGCTTCAATTGGATTTAAAATTGCTGGTTGAATACGTGCTTCTGCGGCAATGTGAAATACATAATCTACACCATCATAAAGTGGACGAGTATTTTCATAATCACGAATATCATACTTATAGTTGTGTGCATTATCATTCCAATAAAAATGATCATGAACGTCAGAATATTCATTATCAATTACTACAACATCATGTCCCATCTCAAGAAGACGGTCAACAAGATTCGATCCAATAAAACCAGCTCCACCTGTAACCAAACTTTTCATGTTAACTCCTACGTAAAAGAACCTGATATTCATCCATTATAACCTCAAATCCATTCTCTTGCAAATATGGAATAGAATACTTTGCTTTCCCATAATCAGAAGGATCTTGAGATTTGGATTGTATATTTTTAACGTCATCAATTAAGATGAGTCCATTTTCTGAAATTAAATTTTTCTCTACAAGAATTTTTGATTCTCTAAGATGAAGTTGTGCTGTTGGTTCAATTGGAGTTACATCTCCAGTATCCATATACAAAAAGTCAATCTGACCATCACCATTAGATAAGAACTCTTCTGAAGACATTACAAAATATTCAATATTTTCAAGATCTTCGGTCATTACCTTAGATCTATTAATGTGCGATGACATAAGATCTACTGTAATTAAATCAATATCAGTTCCCTGAATTAATTCACCAAAAACTCTGGTAAAACATCCAGCAGACCAATCCCAAATTTCTGGATTATCTACTTCCCAAAATTTAATATCATCGGAATTGCATCCTGGATACTTTCCATCAACAAAACTTCTAGAAGTTCCAAGTTCTACAATTGTTTTCAATTGCTTTTCTTGAATCCAATCCCAACAATACTTAAATGTATCATATCTGAACTTTGGAATCCTACCATAAGATTCTATAAAATCTTCATCTTTATAATATGGTGAAAACGCACCATCCATAAACTTCTTATATTTTTTCATGAATTTATTAAAACATCAATAACATTTTTAGAACCTTCAAAAGTATTATCTACCCAAAAAGTAGTTCCACAATAATTTTTATCTTTATGAATTTCAATATAATTTTCTGGGGGATTTACGATATTATAACCATATATGTTTTTAATAACCCTACCAGTTCTATCACTATCGTGACAAGCAATGATAGGAGCGTGGCCAAATGAAAAGTTTACAATATCTCCCCTATTATGAATTCCAGCATCAACAAAAATTACATCATGCTCCATTCCCTCCATAAACGGATTAACTAAATCACCAAGAATAGGAAGATAGGAAATATCTTCAAGTGGATATTGATTATCAATAGCATCTTGATTTGATTTTATAATCTCATTAGGAACTTGTATATAGTGCAAATCCCAATTTGTATAATCTTTTAGGGTTTCTTTTGTTTGATTAGTCCAATCAAGATTATAATCACCTAAAGAAAGTTCTACAGATGTAACCTTTTTTGCATTATCACAAATAAACTCCGTCCCCACACCAAGACCAAACTCTAAAAAAGAATTTACTTCTATAGTATCAAAAAGGTCTTGAAAATAAGGAACCCAATCTTGAGCAACTGTGAAATTATACCGTTTTTCAGTCATAAATTTCTTTCCACTGATTCATAGTTTGTTCTTTATGTATATGAGCACATTCACCCATAATTTTTAAAATATCTTCTCTGTTTTGTTTAACTAATTCAACTGCTTCACCAATACCATCTATATCCTCAAAGTAAACTGCAAACTTTTCATAATATTCATTATACCATTCACAATATTTTACAGTCTGTTCATTAACACCTGTGCTGAAAAAGTAATTTGATTTTCTAGAAAGATTAAGAAGAAGTTTTTCTGTAGGTAAAACGACAGGCATTCCTAATTGCATTAATTCAAAAGTAGTAAATTTTGAATAAGCATCTGGAAACATTAAAAAGCAATCGTATAGTTTAGATAATTTTTCAAGTTCTAACGATCCTCTATATTTTGCATGTCTGGCAACCAATCCAAAAGATTCACATATTTCTTTTGAATCTTGAAAAATATTATCATTATGATATCTAGAAACTAGAACATCTCCTCCAGTAAAATCCATTTCATAGTTACCATCAAATCCTATCGAATACTGTTCATCTTTAGATAATTCATCAGATATTACCAATCCAATAGGTCTAATAGTTTCATACTTAGTATCGATACCAAATCTATTCAACCAAATTCTTTCAAATTCAGTATAAGGAATTAATTTAACCTTTTCATGATTAGAATAGTTTTTAATTAACTGATAATATGAAGAATCCCATTCTAAATTATAATCAAATCTATTACAAATCCAAACAATTAATTTTCCAGGAAATTTATCAATATTTTGAAGAATAATTCTTGATAATGGTGCTGTATCCGATGTTATTATATAATCAAAATCTTTAAAATAATTTTCATTATTATTCCAAATTTCATTTGCTTGATTTGAATTTAAACGATAACATCCTTTAGGAATAACTGTATCCCAATGAGAATAAACACTTTCAAGTTGTAGTCCTAAATTGTGACAAACATATTGATGATCCTTTAAACAACCATAATGATGGGATAAATGCAATACTTTTTTCATTAAATTATCTTAGATGGTAAGAAATATCCAGGAATTCCATTTAAATCTCTCATTTCAAGTAATGGTTTTAATGGAGATTTAAATGTATGATTTATTTTATAATAATTTTGATCCTCTTTTAAAATTTTATTAAATAATTTTTCAGAAGACTTTTTGTCAATGGCAATATCAGATAATTTTCCAGTAGTTACTACACTCCATTCATATTGACGAAAAATTGGTTCATCAAAAGAATATACATTATAAAGTTTATGAACTTCTGCAAATCCAATGTCCAAATGATTTTCAACTTCATATCCACAATGATATGATATCCTCTTGCAAATGTCAACATAAGTATCACTTAAATAACATATTGCATGGGTTGCCAACATGTTATAAACTCTTACAATTTTATTATCATATTTTTCATAGTGAACATAGGGTCCAGAATGATTTAAATATCTACCCCAATGAGATATTCCCAGATATAATGCATCGGAATTATCGGGAAGTTCTAATTCATGTTCAAATTTTCTATTAAGATCGCAATCATCTTCTAAAATTATAAATGGTGGTTTTTTAGTTTTTAAAATTTCATAATGAGATCTTGCACAACCAATGATTCTTCCAGCATCATGCCTAATAGCAGAAAATCTTTCTACATTTTTAAATCCCAAATTTGATAAAAGATTTTCTGTCCTGATTCTCTTTTCGTTTTGATCATCAAGATTAATATAGTAAACTGGAATTTCTAATAAGTTAATTTTCATAGTATAGAAAAAAGAGAATTGATTCGATTTAAATAAGTATGATTTTCCTTCACATAGTTCATAGAATTTTTAATTTTTACATCACTACAATTACTATAAGTATAAACTAAATCATCATACAGTTTATTTAAATTTGATTCTATTGTCAAGTGTTCTGGGAAAAATTTATTCATTTTTGTAGAATTTGTTCCTGTCCACATACCATAACTAATATTTTTTAAAATTCTGCAGGAAATATATCCGTTCCTAAGATGTTGTTGTTCTCTTATATCAAATGACAAATAGGAATTTCTGATAAATTCTATACTCTTCTCATTATCATAAAATCTAGTAGAATTATTTTGAGGAATTCCAGTATATCCACCATAATTATAAAAATTTTTTCCATTATTTGCACAAATGTTTGCAAATTTAATTAAATTTTGTCCTTGAATTGTTCCAACAAAATTAACATCTGATTTTATATCATCATATAAAACTGGAGTCATTTGATCTATTTCACTTGGAAGAAGATCTGTTGCCCATATTATTATTGGAGTTTTAGTTTTTTCATCATACCAAAAAAAATCTTCAACCTGTTTAACATTACCCCAATTTTTATATTCTTCGTGATATATTAAAAAGTTAAAAATATTTTCAGCTTCGACAAATTCTATATCTTGCTTAAGATTGTGTATTAAATATTTTGCATTTTTTTGAATTGGTAAATGACTAATCTCTTGATGTTCAGAAATTATTATAGTATCATCTAAATTTATCTTAGAATTTTCAAAACTATTTTCCAACCATTGTACATCATATCCTAAGTATGAAAATGCTTTATAAAATCCATAATGTATAAAGGAATGAGTATGTCCCTTAGATAAAGTATGTCCCCATATGACAATTTTATTTTTCATATTATTTTCTAATTTCATTATGATTTTTAAGTAAATGAATTATCTTCCTTTTTGATGAATCAATATTTGGATAGTTTGAATCTCTATAAGGATCGACATCATAAACCTCAGGAAATGCATATTCTGGATTTAATGTATATACTCTTTCCCTATTCTCTAAAAAGAATTTATTAATATGACTTTCATCCCACCATTCTGCTATTATATTTTTACTTAGGTCAATATCAACTCTTTCCGATAGAACTTTACACAACTCGATAATACACTCCGGTTTTCCACCCCACAAACATCCTTGCCAATATATATCACCATCAATGTCAATATAAGCCTGAGAATTTTTTCTTCTCTCATATGGCATAGGTTGAGTTTTCAAGTAAAACCCTGGATGATGAACTCCGATGTAATCAGATTCAAATGAAAATTCATCTTCCAGAATTGTCTCATTAACTAACATATCAGCATCCAAATAAATTAAATAATCAAGATTGGAATAACTGTCTGACTGATTTAATATTGTATGAAATCTTTTTAAGGTTGGATTAGGCCAGGTCTCATGTACAGTCGGAATTATCCTGATATTTTCAGGCACATCTCCACCAAATTCTGCGTCAGTAAAACAAAAATATGTCTTATCCGAATTTGGGAATAATAATTCTTCACATTTCTCATAATAATCGCTGAAAAAATTAATGTAATTTCCAGTTCCTATAAACAAAATACCGATGTTCATTAAAACCACTCCTTAATTTCTAAGTTATTTTTTAAAAAAAACTGTTTAAAATTTTCTTTTTTTTCTACATATTTTTGTTGAGGTTCAAAAAATCTTTCATGAAACTCACAATAAAAATCATTAATAAGTTTATATGCGCCAGTATCTATTAGAGATTGTATTACATCAAATTCAGACCCTTCTATGTCCATTTTAATTAGAACAAAGTCTTCAATAGAACAAATATTATTCAAAAACTTTGAAAAATCTATAGATTCAACATATACTTCTTCACTATCATATTCAAAAGAATTTTTCCACTGTTTGTCATATGTTGGTGGATTTTCTAATGTATTTGAACCTTGACTAACATACCCAAGAGAATCTTTAGAGCAATTTACTTTTATTAATCTTTCCTTATCAGAAATTGCTTTGTTATAATGCTCTATATTAAGTTTCCAATCATCGGTAAGAGTTTTATAATTATCTTGGGACATTTTAAATGTATTTGGATTTGCCTCAAATGAATAGCACTCCCAAGTTTCATCTATATTATATTTTTTTACAAAATCACAAAATCCCTGAAATAAATGTGTTCCACAATCAACAAATACTTTTTTCATTTTCTAAGTTCGGCATGATTTTTCTTTAGTGCAATAATTTTTGGTTCATAAGGATATTCAGGATTTCCCATCATTTCCTCAGCAAAACAATATGAAGGTGTCAGACTTAAAGTAGGAGGATTATCAATCAAATAACGATTCATTTGAGATTCATCATGCCAAAGTGCAACTATGCCATTATCTAAATCTTTTGTTACACGGTCAGAAAGAACTTCTGCCATTTCAAGAAACCTCTTTGTTGAACCGCCATTAAATCCTCCAGCATAATAATACTCACCCTCGTCACCTATCGGCACACATGCTAGTGATTTTGGATTTCTATCATAAGACCTTTTTTCCTTTGGATAAAAGGATTGATAGGGATGCATTGTTGCAACAAGATCGCTTAAAACTTCATCACCAACCTTATCAACTAAACCCATATCCACATCAAAATAGAAACAATAATCAAACTGAGAAATAAACTCCTTTTCTTTTATAAAATAATTATATCTTTTCAAAGTTGGCATTGGCCAAGGTTCATGCTCAATTTGACAAACTCTCACATTATCAGATGCTTCAACTTCATGATCAGTAAATAAAAGACACTCAATATCGTGACCATTAAGAAAGTTCTCCTCAATATTATCAAGAAGTCTTTCTACAAATTGTATGTACTTGTTAGTTGCAATTGTTAGAATACAAATTTTCATTTTAGTTGGTTATTAAATTTATTAATAGCAGATTCTATAACTACATGCATATCCATATACTTATACTCTGATAATCTACCACCAAATATAAAGTTTGTCAATGATTTGCTCTCTTCTTGATACTTTTTATAAACACACTGATTCAATTGATTATTGATTGGATAATATGGAATAATCCCTCTTTCATATTGCCTAGGATATTCTTTTGTAATTACAGTTTTTTTACTATCACACTTTTCAAAGTGTTTGTGTTCAATAATTCTAGTATATGAAACACCAGTGTCGCAATAATTCAACTGTGCCAATCCTTGATAATTATCAGTATCCAAAATTTCTTGAGAAAATTCTAAGGATCTATATTCCAATTCACCATACTTATAATCAAAAAATTCATCGATACAACCAGTATACACAACTTTATCTGCAATACTATCAAAGTATTCTCTATTAGAAAAATAATCAATATTTAATCTTACTTCTATACCTTCCAACATTCTTTCAAACATTTGCGTGTATCCACCAATTGGAATGCCCTGATAGCGATCATTAAAATAATTATTATCAAATACAAATCTCAATGGAAGTCGTTTGATAATAAAACTAGGAAGTTCTTTAGGATCCTTACCCCATTGCTTTGTCGTATACCCTTTAATTAAAGTTTCGTAAATGTCTTTTCCAACCAAAGAAAGTGCTTGCTCTTCAAGATTTTTAGGAGTTCCTTCAAATCTCTGATTTTGTATAATTTTTTTTGCTTGATCGGGAGTTGTAGTACCCCACATTTCATAAAAAGTATTCATATTAAAGGGCAAAGAATATAACTTACCTTTATAATTTCCCTTTGGTGAAAGAATAAAGTTGTTAAAGTTAGCAAAACGATTTACAAAATCCCAAACTACTTTATTACTGGTATGAAAGATATGCGGACCATATATGTGAACGTTAATATTTTCAATCTTTTCAGAATAACAATTTCCCGCAATATGATTTCTCTTATCAATAATAAGACAAGACTTCCCAGCATCAGTAGCAAGTCTTGCAAAAGTTGACCCAAATAGACCACATCCGATAATCAAATAATCATACATTTTTAAATATAACCTCATACATTCTTTCTAAGAAATGCGCTTCAATACAATTTGATTTCCAAAATCCTTGGTATTTTTTTTGTTCAGTATATGAAACAATTTCCAGCAATTTTTGATATTTCTCTATTGGGTGAGAAAGTATATTGTTTTTCTCAACAAAAAAACATCCACTTACATAATAGTAATCAATATTAGGACATTTTTCATCAAATATATTTTCATAAATGTTTTTTATAGATCTTTTATATGGGTTAGGATGTCCATTGGGCATTAGTATCCTATCACTTCCATAATCCAAATTATCAAAAAGATCATTATGAATTTTAGGGCCAACCCATTTAAATCCACCATCAATAGTGTCTTTTTGAAGTTGAGAATGCAAATCTTCAATATAATTTGGAATGTGTGGGAAAGGATAAGCTTGTGCAAAGTAAACTTGATCGGTTAAAACATCATAATTTTTCACTATGTGGTAAAAGTAAGCATGAGCCTCTCTACCAACATTATCTAAAGTGGTTGCATATAAATTAGATTGGTTAAAATTATTTTCTTCACCCTTATCATATAGAAATATTTTTAAATTACTTTGTTCAAATTTTTTAATCCATTCAATATTTTCATTGTATCTACAAAGAACCAAAGATCTAGTAATCATAAAATTTCCCATCCGAAACAATATAAATCTTGTGTATTATAATTTATGCAATTACCACCAAACCATTTTTGAGGAGCAATAGTCTTTTCACTTTTTGCCAACCAAGAACCCCACCAACTATAAGAACTATTTGCGATAATATGATATTTACATAAAGACATCAAACATAAATCTGCATCAGTTGCATTCCCTTCAGATATCATAAAGCGATCAGAATCAAAAAATTCTTGTTGCTTACACCATTCTGCATCATCAGAAAACACTAAAACTGGAAGAGTATCATCAAAATATTCCAATGCATTTTCATAGTAATTTAAAGTTTGTACAGGATGATTTGGATTGACAACGTAATCACCTCTACGAATATGAAGTGAGATAACTTTAGTATTCTCAAAGTTTTCAAAAAATTCTAAACAAGGTTTTAGGATATCTTCATTAAAAGTAAAATCTCCTCTTATCTCATCTTCAATATGTTTGAAGTACTTTTCACTCTGGTAATATCCAAAAAAATTAATATTATCTGGACAATTTATCAAAAGTTGTTCATCAAAACCAAATTGTCTTTCACGAAGTGTTGGTTGTTGAATAATTTCCTGACGAACATTGGAAAGATTAAAACAATCATATATTGTACAATCCGAAAATTTAACATTTACATCAGTAGTTCCAAAAAATTCTTTAGGGGGAATACAAAACTTATACCCTCTTTTTTTAGCAACTCCTTTTAAAGATGCATATTGAAACATCTGATTGCCAAGTCTACCAAGATTTCCAAAATTGTTAAATGATAACATTTTTATAACTCGTTAATTTATTCTCAAATTCTTTCATAATCATCTTCAAGTCTAATTATATCGTCTTCAAGACACGCTTCACCGATTTGAACTTCAATGATAGTAATACCAGTTTCACCACCCTTAAGTCTATGGTGTACAGTTCTGGGCACAAATATAAAATCACCGACTGTTACATTTTTTTTATTGTCACCAATAATTACACTACCATCACCCTGAACAACTGTCCAATATTCATTTCTATATTCGTGATGCTGAAGAGAGAATTGACTATTTGGATTTAAATACAATCTTTTACACTTATAATTTACGGTTTCAGAAAAAACCTCTTCATACCAACCCCATGGTTTACTAATTCTATCCATAATAATTTTATTTAAAACTGTATATTAATTTATAATAAAAAAAGAGGCGAATGCCTCTTTTGAAGATAATTCAGGCTCGCCACCAATTCTTTAACTGGAAATTGGAAACCAGGCGGGAGAGATTCCCATCCGCACCACTTACTTTTGAGAGAAGCAAGAAACTCATAATAGGGTCATATTGACTCCACCAGTTCTGTTATAGACCATCCGTGTCTTCTTTATCATCCTTTACATAAGCAGGAACTCTATCAGGATCTAACCAACAGGTATAGTCATGATCCTCCATAGCAGTCATAAGTTGCATCTCATTATCTAAAAGATACATATCTCTATATCGACCAGTGTAGGAATCTACTTTTTGGATGCGATAATCAGGTTTGCCGTTGATTTCAAGAATACCAACTTGAACGTATCGATAAGGAAAACGCTCAAGAAGCACAGTGGGTTTTCTGACAACTTTCATCAGGCAACCTCAACTGCTTCAAGATCTTGAGCGATATAATCAATTAACATTTCATAATCGTCAAGGGGTTCACCAGAAAACACGACACCTTCATTCTCATAAAAGCGACGAACCTTTTTATAAAGTTTCGGATTCTTTACATCAAGGTAGATTTCCCCGTTAGCAGCAAGGCGAAGAGTGCTAACATCTTTCTTGAATTTTTGGATCAGAGACATTGTTTTGTTTTGTTTGCTTTAGTATTATAAGGTATTTGAGACTTTGAGTCAAGTGGTCCAGATTGAAAACTGGACATCGGGGTAGAAGGTACTGCCCCCTCTTCGCTGCGTCCCAAACGCAGAGTTATACTTTTCTACTATACCCCGTAGCACCATTATTTAGTTCGGTGTATAAGCATTATACCTATAATCGGCGGAATAATCAAGCCCCCACCCATAAGTCCCAACCAGACTGGACTTGCTGCTAGTGTCTCTACAATATGAAAAATCATACTCCTCTCCAATTCTTATATTCATAATGGAAGTATTGGTCTACCGTATTGTCTAATGGTGGGGTTACATCCCACTCTGCCCATTCTCTACAAAACTGTTTGATATATCCATCATTCAAAACACCTCTTCCATAAGACCTTACGAAGCAAGTCATCGCAAAATGATATCTTTGTTTAGTGTGGGTAGGCATTGTTTAAACCCCATTGAATGAATAGAGCAATTGCCGAAAAAAGTAAAATAGTAGATACAGAAGTTTTCATTACATTCCTCCGTTTCTAAAACCGACTATGTAACCGATAATAAGACCACACATAAAAGATACAAACATATACAACATATGTGAAACAAATTGAATAAAGATTAACCAATCAGTCGTCGTCATCGTCCTCATAAGTAGATGGTTCTTCAAAGAGTTCTTCCATTTTTTGTTGTAAAACTCTTTCTTGTAATTCTTTTAAATCGTCCTCTGTAATCATTTGTCCTTTAAAAGTTCTTCGATTCTTTTACGCATATTTGTGCTGTCTTGTTTCATATAGTCACGCAAAGAATACCCACGCTGATTTCTTATAATACAAGTTCCTTGATAGAACATTGTGGCAGCAAATACCAATAATAGAACAATGCCTATTATTTCAGGGTAATGTTGAGCCATGGTAGAACAGGTGGTATTACTCCAATGAGTCGAAGCAGACCCTCAGCAAAAAGTGCAAGAACAACCCAACCAACACACATTGAGATAATCGAAGCATTCCGATTGTGTCTGCGTATAGCAGCATCAATCATCTCCTGAACTTCAGCACGACTTACCAGTTCATCTTGTGGTTCCATCACCTTTCATCTCCAAGAAACTTTGCCAGAGGGTCTCTTCGGGTTTTGACAATTTCAACTGCTCTCTTATAAAACACATTATCAGTGTTCCCAGAGGCTTCAAAAGTCTCTTTGATCTTCACCCAGTTATTATAGGTGTGTTGATCCATAAGGTTTAAAGTTGAATACTACTAGTTATGCTAGTGAGTATTTTTACTATGTCAAGTTTGTGTTGATTTCAAAAAAATGTTTAAGGAATTATTAAATTAAACGGTAGCGGTTAGATTTGAACTAACGGAGGTGTTACCCTCACTTGTTTTCAAGACAAGCGCAATAAACCGGACTCTGCCACGCTACCAATAAAAGTCCTCAACGGACTTCAAAATCTAAACGTCTTACTTTACGTTGACGCCTTGCTTCTTGCCAAGCAATATCTTCTCCTGTAAGAAACCCAGATTTTTTTTGATTTCCGTAATAGTTTAGCATAACAATCTGACCTAAGTCAACTGCTGAAATCACTCCATTACGGATGGTCGCCATATTCGGACAACCACAAGACACTGATTTTCCAGAGATGCTCTCTAATTCTTTACCACAAGAGCGACATCTGATTTTAATGTTTTCCATTTTTGTTATAAGGTATAGTTTCTTCAGTTTTTTGAGTATTTATAAGTGGGCAATATCGGATTCGAACCAATGACCGTCTGCGTGTAAAGCAGCTGCGCTACCGCTGCGCCAATCGCCCATAAAAAGTCAAGATTGATTCATAAGATATTCAACAGTGTTTGCAATATCGTTCATCGCATCACGAAGATTTTCTCTTTGACCTGATTCTTGCTTAATGATAGGTCGTGAGTTTTTAACGAGAGTCCATCTCCACTG